TCAAACAGAGTTAAAGAATTCATGAACTACCAGCTCATGGATGTGATGAAGGAGTATGAACCCGAGTTCGATCAAATGCTTTTTTATCTCCCTCTTGCCGGCTCTGCGTTCAAGAAAGTTTATTACGATGAACTACTTGGCAGAGCCGTGTCTAAATTTGTACCGGCCGATGATTTAGTTGTTCCATACACTGCAACTTCTTTAGAAGATGCTGAGTCTGTTATTCATGTTATAAAAATGTCAGAGAACGATATTAGAAAAAAACAAGTATCTGGTTTTTATAAAGACATAGAATTATCTCAAGCTTATGACCAAGAAACAGAAGTAGAGAAAAAAGAAAGAGAACTAGAAGGTGTTAAGAAAACTAGAGATGAAGATATTTATTCTGTTTTAGAAGTACATACTGATTTAGACTTAGAAGGTTTTGAAGATAAAGATTCAGATGGTGAGCCTACAGGAATTAAACTTCCATACATTGTTACCATTGAAATGGGTAACAGAGAAATACTAGCAATTAGAAGAAATTTCCAAGCAATAGATCCACAAAAGAAAAAAATAGATTACTTTGTGCATTTTAAATTTTTACCTGGAATGGGTTTTTATGGCTTTGGATTAATACATATGATTGGTGGTTTGTCTAGAACGGCAACTACTGCTTTACGACAATTATTAGACGCAGGTACATTATCAAATTTACCGGCAGGATTTAAACAAAGAGGAATAAGAGTAAGAGACGAAGCACAGTCAATTCAACCTGGAGAATTCAGAGATGTGGATGCACCTGGAGGAAGTATCAAGGATGCATTTATGCCATTACCATTTAAAGAACCATCTGCAACTTTATTGCAGTTAATGGGTACAGTGGTAAATGCAGGGCAACGATTTGCCGCCATCGCTGACATGCAGGTCGGGGACGGCAACCAACAGGCAGCTGTTGGAACGACTATTGCTCTGTTAGAACGTGGTTCAAGAGTCATGTCAGCCATACATAAAAGATTGTATGTGGCGATGAAAAATGAATTTCAATTATTAGCAGGAGTTTTTAAAACTTACATGCCTCAAGAGTATCCATACGACGTAGTTGGTGGACAAAGAAATATTAAAGTTGCAGATTTTGATGACAAAGTAGATATTATACCTGTTGCAGACCCTAATATCTTTTCACAATCACAAAGAATTAGTTTAGCACAAACAGAATTACAACTTGCGCAGTCAAATCCGCAAATGCATAATTTATATGAAGCATACCACTCAATGTATTCAGCAATTGGTGTAAAAAATATTGATAAAATTTTACCACCACCACAACAACCTCAACCAATGGACCCTGCACAAGAAAATATTTTGTCAATGTCAGGCAAACCGTTCCAAGCATTCAAAGGACAAGACCATCAAGCGCATATTACAACCCATTTAAATTTTATGGCAACAAATATGGCTAGAAATAGCCCTCCTGTAATGGCTGCACTAGAAAAAAACATTTTTGAACACATTTCTTTGATGGCACAAGAGCAATTAGAGGTAGAATTTAGAGATGAAATTGCACAATTAGGACAAATGCAACAAATGGTCCAACAAAATCCAATGTTACAGCAAGATCCGCAGTATCAACAACAAATTATGCAAATGTCGATGAGTTTAGAGTCTAGAAAAGCAAAATTAATTGCAGAAATGACAGAAGAATTCAAAGATGAAGAAAATAAAATTATGGGAGAGTATGGTGGAGACCCAATTGCTAAATTAAAAGCAAGAGAACTTGATTTAAGAGCTATGGATGACTCTGCAAAACGTGAACAAGCCCAAGAAAAGATAAATTTGGATAGATCTAAACAATTAATGGGTCAACAGCAGTTTGATGAGAAAATGCAACAAAATGAAGAGTTAGCAGAACTTAGAGCAGATACTTCATTAACTAAAACTCAGATGGGAATTGACTCTAAAATGGTTAATGATATGATGAAACAAACCGATGTTAGGATCTTGAAAGGCCCTAGAAGATAGTATAAGGAGAAAATATGACTAAAAAAAATAAAAACCCAAAAGTGGTTCCTGAGTTAGGTGCAGATAAAGATGGTATGCAACAAGGCGGTATCGTTATCGAAACTACTAACCCTACTGAATCACAGACTGTTGAAGTTAAAGGCACTAAAGCTTTGAGAGCAGATAAGAAACCTGTAAAGGCTACTTGGTACTAACATGTGGTTATCGGCAATTAAACTAGCCGTTTCTGCTGGTAGTAAAATTTACGCCAACAAACAGAAATCAAAAATAGCTATGTCTGATGCACAGCTATTGCATGCAGAGCGTCAAGCTCGTGGTGAGGAAGCTTACCAAGGAAAATTACTAGAAGCACGTCAGAATGACTACAAGGACGAATTCGTTTTGGTGATTCTTTCGGCACCCATAATTGTGCTTGCGTGGGGAGTCTTTTCTGACAATCCAACGGCTATGGAAAAAGTACAAATTTTCTTTCAACATTTTGCGGCACTCCCGACATGGTTTAGTACTCTCTGGATCCTTGTAGTTGGATCAATTTTTGGTATAAAGGGTACACAGATTTTTAAAAACGGCGGTAAAAAATAATGAGCAAAAAATCCCGAAGAAGAAATAAAAAAATTCTTGGAGCATTAGGTGCTTTAGGTGCACTTGCTATGTTAGGTGGTAGAAAAAAACCTGTTTCTACTAAAACTACTATCATGGATAATATGCCAAAAAATGACATAGAATTTAAAGAAACAGTTATTTCTGCTCCTATGAAAAAACCAGTTGTGAAATCTGTTCCTGTAGGAAGAATGAGAGGTACAGGAAGTGATGAGGCTGCGATAGCAGGTCAAAATAAAAGAGCAGCATATGCTCAATCTATGAGAGCACCTAAAAATGTTATGGGTCCTTTTGATTATATGCAACCAAGAAGAAGTTCTATTATGGCAAAACCCGGTTTAAATAGAATGTCTGACGATATGGGTTTTAAAAAAGGCGGTCGTGTAGGCTGCGGTAAAGCAAAACGTGGGTTCGGAAGAGCACTTAAAAAAAGGAGAAAATAATATGGCAAATCCAAGATATAATACACAAACAACTAACCCAAGACAAAAACTAGCTTCTGGCGGAAGAGCTAAAGCTATGGGTGGTGGAGTAATGAGAAGAGATATGGCTTCTGGTTACTATCCTTCAGACATGGGTATGTCTGGTGGAGCTATGATGAAAAAAGGTGGCCGAGTTAAAAAAAAGAAACAAGGTTACAAAGATAGAAAAGATGAATCAATCGCTATGAGAATTAAAAAGAAAAGAACTAAAAAGCAATTAAAAGCTTCTAGAGATGAGTCTTATGGTAAGTTTGGTTCTGCTATGAAGAAAAAAGGTAAAATTAACAAATAATGATTAAAAAATTATTAGAAAAATTTTTTGGTTCAAAAGTTATTTGTAGTCACTCAAATGTTGTATCTAAAAAAGTTAAATATTGTATTGACTGTAAATTAGTTGTTAACGAAAATTAAAGGACGGACATGACTAAGAAAAAAATACCTGCAGGTAAAAAAGGTAAAGGAATAAGAAAGTTAAAAAAAGTAGCACCACAAGTTGCAAAACGAATGGGTTACAAAAAAGGTCATAAAGTAAAATAATGGCAAAGCTCTGTCCAAAAGGCAAAGCAGCTGCCAAAAGAAAATTCAAAGTTTACCCTTCGGCGTACGCTAACATGTATGCCTCTGGAGTTTGCTCTGGAAAAATTACACCTGGTGGAAAAAAGAAAAGAAAGAAAATGAGTGAAGGTGGAATCGTTGTCGAAGATGTGACAAGGATGGTGGATATTGTCTAATGGCCAAGAAAGGCTTAAGAGCATGGGTGAAAGAGAAATGGGTGGACATCGGGGCACCGAAGAAAGACGGAAAATATCAACCATGCGGGAGAAGCAAAGGCTCGAAACGGAAGTATCCAAAATGCGTCCCACTTGCAAAAGCCACACGAATGACAAGTTCGCAAAAGGCGAGTGCTGTCAAACGAAAACGAGCAGCAGGTAATCCTGGTGGTAAACCAACTAACGTTTCAACATTTGCAAAAAGAAAACGAATGGCATTTGGAGGCAGGGTATAATGAGAAAACAAGATAACATGCCAGCAAGAAACAAAAAAAATTTCAGATCTACAAAATCTGGAGCAGGTATGACACGAGCCGGTGTCGCTGCCTACAGAAGAAAAAATCCCGGTTCTAAATTAAAAACAGCCGTGACTGGAAAAGTTAAACCAGGATCTAAAGCTGCAAATCGACGTAAGTCGTACTGCGCAAGAAGCGCAGGCCAAATGAAAAAATTTCCAAAGGCTGCGGCTAATCCAAATTCAAGACTTCGACAGGCACGTAAACGATGGAAATGTTAAATGAAAACAGCAATACTAGATGCTCTTGAAGCTAGGTACGAAGCACAAATAGCTGAAGCAGACGCAACAATAAAAATATATTTAGAAAATCCTGTAGGTATTGGTGAACACCCACAGCACATAGATGAGATTGATAAATTATTTCAAAAGATTGCAGATGCACAAGAAAAATTAAAAGCAATTTCTGATTTTAGGGAGCCTAGAGTTGCCCTTTAGATCTGAAAAACAAAGAAAGTATTTATTTGCAAAAAAGCCTGCCATTGCAAAAAAATGGACTAAAAAATATGGCAGCAAGATAAAACCAAAGAAAAGGAAAAAGAAATAATGGATGAAATGACATTTATCGATAAGATAAAAAAAATAATAAAAATGAGACATGATGACGTTGTATCTTCACTAGCCTCTGGCGGTGTTGACAATATGGAAAAATATCAGTATATGTTAGGACAGATACGAACGTATCAGTATTTAAATCAGGAAATATCCACCCTGCTAAATAAAAAGGAGCAAAATGAACAAGACGGAACAATTATCAACATCAACTCAAAGCCCAAAAATTGAGTTACCAAATAAAAAATTAGTAGGTGTTAAGCCTACAGAAAAAAAAGAAGAAGTTTCAGCAAAATTACCCAAACCTACAGGTTGGAGAATTTTAGTTTTACCTTTTAAACAAAAAGAAAAAACTAAAGGTGGAATCATATTAGCAGATGACACAGTAGAACGATCACAAGTAGCATCAACTTGCGGCTTAGTTTTGGACATGGGACCACACTGCTATGATAAAGAACGTTTCCCAGAGGGTCCTTGGGCCAAGAAAGGTGATTGGATTATCTTTGCAAGATATGCCGGATCACGAATTAAAATAGATGGGGGTGAGATAAGACTTCTAAATGATGATGAAGTTTTAGCGACCGTGGAAAACCCTGAAGATATATTCCACGAATTTTAACAATCATAGGAGGAACTATGCCAGAAGACGATAAAAAAACAGTTGATCTTGATACATCCGGACCGGGTGCAAGAGTTGAACTGCCAGAAACAGAAAGCGAGAACGATAAAACATATGAAAACGAGGTAAAGAAAAATGAAGCAAATGTTGTATACGATGATCAGCCCGATAATACACCTGAGAAATCTGTTGAGCAATCTAATGTTCGAGATGAAAAGAACGAAGGCGGTGAGGTTACACAGGAAGCTGACAAAAATGAAGGTGATCAACAACAAAGTAACGAAAAAGCAGTTGAAGAATATTCTGAAGGAGTTAAGAAAAGAATAGCCAAACTCACTAAAAAAATGCGTGAAGCTGAAAGACAAAAAGAAGAAGCTTTACGATACGCTCAAAATATTAAAAGAGAAAGAGATCAATATGAAAGTGCAGCAACACATTTAGATAAAAATTATGCTTCGGAAATGGAAGGAAGAATTTCATCTTCTATTGCAGCAGCACAAGCAAAACTTGCAGCAGCTAGGCAAAACGAAGATTCTAAAGCTGAAGTAGAAGCGCTAACTCAAATATCTCAATTAGGTTATGAACAAGGTAAACTTGCTGAGTTAAAAACTCAACATCAGATGCAGGAAACTGCAGCTAAAGAACAGCCTGTTCAACAACTTAGACAACAACCAATGCAACAAGCACCTGCTAGAGATCCAAAAGCAGAAGCTTGGGCAGACAAAAATGAGTGGTTTGGCAAGGATAATGCCATGACTTACACAGCATTCGATCTACATAGGAAACTTACTGAAGAAGAAGGTATGGATCCTCAGTCTGACGAATATTATGCGGAAGTTGATAGAAGAATAAGACTTGAATTTCCCCATAAATTTGATAGACCAGTAGAAGAAAAACAGACTACTAAAC